AAAGAATTAATTGTTCAAACATAGATCGGAAAGTCCTTGTCATTTTCTAGACTAAAAGCTACTCTGTTGGAGTGCCAAGAATCTCTTCCAACAAGATCACCGTTCGACTGGTGTTGTATTTTAACTGGGAAGGTTCTGTTGTTTAGTCCTATTTTATGCATTGTAGTTGTGTAATATATATCATAGAAATCCCATGCTCCACTAAAGTAGTTTGGTTTATCTAGGGTTATTTTTCTTAGGTTTTTTGCTGTTACTGCTAGGAATAACCCGTCTAGGGCTGTTACTTTGGATAAGGGCCCATACTCTGTTGGGTAAGGTTTTCCATCTTCTTTTGTATGGAAAACAGCCCCACTGTGATACCCCGCTTTCCACCTTTCATGATTCCACCATATAGAGTCCTTACCTAGATATTTTGTCCCTGCTGGTCCTATAAACCCCGTATTCTCATCTTTTAGTTCTTTTAATAAAAGACTAATAAATTCTTTCTCTGAGTTTAGAATTTCTATATCATCGTGACACATGATGATAATATCTTCGTCATTTGGGTTGATGTGATCAAAACCCTTTTTGTATGCGGAAAAGATAGATTTTTGATCTACTAGTAATTTTATGTCTATAGAACACCTAGATAAATAGGAGACTAATTTTTTTGTTACCCCCCCTAAGTCGTTATTTCTAGTACAGATAAGTGCATACACCTTTTTTAACATAAACTATTATAGATTATAAATGATAAATCCCAACAAGAAATTAGTAGATTGGAGAAAACTATCAAAAAGCGAGGCTCTAGAGGAATTTAAGCGGTGTCAGAAGGACCCCGTATACTTTATTAAAACTTATGTGAAGGTAATTCACCAGCTTCGGGGCGAGGTTAATTTTGATTTGTATCCTTTTCAAGAGGATATTATTGAGCAAATTAGCACAAACAGGTTTAATATAGTTCGTAAATTTAGGCAGGCGGGGATTACTACCTTGGCATGTGGATATATTTTGTGGATCATGATATTTGACAAGGATAAAACTATTCCTGTCTTGTCTATTGGTGATACTGAATCTACAGAGGTTTTGGGTAGAATTAAATTAATGTATGAGGAGCTTCCTTCATTTTTCAAGCCTGGGGTTAAAAAAAAGACCGAACATGTTTTGTATCTCAGTAACGGGTGCCGAGTAATTTCAAGACCTTCTAGCAAAACCGCAGGTAGATCTTTATCTGGATATCTTCTTGTGGTTGATGAGGCTGCCTTTATTGAAAATATTGAGTCCATTTGGGCTTCCGCCTATCCAGTAATTTCTACTGGTGGTCGCGTACTTATTCTCTCTACTGTAAACGGTACTGGGAATTGGTATCATGAAACCTACACAAATGCTGTAAATGGGGCCAACGATTTTAATGTAATAGATCTAAGGTGGCAAGACCACCCAGAGTACTCTTACAATTCTGAATATACTTGGTTATACGAATACTACAAAGAGCGAGACCCTAATTATGATGTAAATAAGTGGGAAAAAACTACCCGCCTAAATATTGGTTTAAAGAAGTGGCTCCAAGAATATGAGATGGAGTTTTTGGGTACAGGAGAAACCTATCTTGATGCTGATGTTCTGCGTAGGCTAGATAAGACCACTAACAAAGATTTCTATATTAAATACAATAATCGGATGCGCGTTTGGAAAGACCCACACCCCTCGTTTGATTACATTATTGGGGTTGATGTTTCCTTGGGGCGGGATAGAGATTATTCTGCTTTCCACATCATTAATTTATATAATGGAGAACAGGTGGCGGAATTTTATTCAAATAAAACACCTATTAATGAATTTGCTCAAATAATTAATAATGAAGCTAATCTATATAATGTAGCCCATGTTATCATTGAGCGTAATACAATTGGGAATAACCTTATTGATTGGTTATTTACTAATCTAGAATATGAGAATTTGTGGGCAGATAATAAAGGTAATATGGGTCTTCAAGTAACAGCAAGGAATAGAGAAGAGATTTTGGCTAAATTAGAGGAATCAATCAGAACTAATCGTCTGAAAATCAATTCTCAGCGCACGGTAGATGAATTTATGAGTTTTATTGTTAGGGAGGGCGGAAGAATAGAGGCTGATAAGGGCAAAAATGATGATTTAGTAACTAGTTTGGGGGTTGCTGTTTATGGGATGCAGTCCTTAATGGGAACTACTCCTATGGAATATTCTCAGGGAGAAAAGAAAGATCCAAAATTACTTCTACCATCAATAAATAATAAAGTGAGACTACAATCTTTTGGTGGTATTACAGAAGAGGATATAAAATGGTTAATGAAGTAAAAGAAAAAGAGGTAATTAACGAGTCTGAGGGTTATACTACCTTCGGAGCTGGGCCAGAAGGTAGAGTAGGTTCTTATTTTTACCCTACTGGGAAGTTTGGTAAGTGGTTTGCTAAATTTTTCGCTACCAAAGCCCAACCCCACATATCACAACAAACCTCTCCTGGAAATACTGTGTTGGCTCCCTTGGCTGGCGATGCTGCGGTTACTGATGTCACAATTAGGCCAACAGATGCAGTTGGGTTTGGGGTTAATAGGACGAGTATTTCTGATCTTGTAACTCCACAAGTTGAGAGTAGTAGAAGAAAACGCTACGCTGAGTATGAAAAAATGGATGACTACCCTGAAGTAGGGGCAGCGTTTGATATTTATGCTGATGATTGTACTCAAAGAGACATTCGTGGCGAGAGGTGGAAAATTATTTCTGATTATCAAGTAGTCGTTGATGAGCTTAGAGAATTATTTAAAACCATTAAATTAGATAAAACTTATTGGGATATCGTAAGAAATACTGTTAAGTATGGGGACTGCTTTACTGAGGCTGTAGTTGATTTGAATCAACCTAAGAAGGGTATTCAAAGAATTAAGGTCTTAAACCCAAAATATATTCTTAGGGTAGAAAACGAGTATGGGTATCTAACTGATTTTATTCAAGAACTCCCAGACAAAGATACCTGGGATTCTTTTGGTGGGCAAGGTGAGGATATGGGTAAGCGTAAATATGTGGTTCTTGATAAAAATCAAATTATTCATTTTAGATTACATACATCAGACCCCCTATTTTATCCCTACGGCAAATCAATGGGCGCTTTAGCTGTTAGAGCTTATAGATCTTTAAAAATGATGGAAGATGCTATGTTAATTTACAGATTAACACGGGCACCAGAGCGTAGAATTTTTTATGTTGATGTTGGGCAGCTTCCAGCCAGTAAGGCCGAAATGTTTATGGAACGACTGAAACAAAAGTTTAAAAAAGAGAAGTTCTATAATCATACTACAGGTAATATTGATGCAAGATATAACCCCTTATCTGCTGATGAGGATTTCTTTGTTCCTGTTAGAGGAAATCAGGGGACCAAGATTGATACTTTGCCCGGCGCACAAAACCTGGGGGAGGTCGCTGATGTTGCTTATTTTAGAGATAAGCTTTTAGCAGCTTTAAAGGTCCCAAAAGACTTTATTGTTGAAAAAGATAAGTCTCCTGAGAGAAAAGCAAACTTATCCCAATTAGATGTTAAGTTTGCTAGAACCGTTATGAGAGTTCAACATGCCGTTGAGAATGGGTTAGAGAGTTTAGCTAAAAAGCATCTTAAACTAAAAGGATATCCAGAAGCCTTAATTTCTAATATTAGAGTAGAATTACCTGATGGTTCAGATATGTTTACTAAGCGTAAGTTAGACATAGATGAGCAAAAAGCAAGAGTAATTCAGGCTGTTGTGGGAACCCAATTATTTGCTAAAGCAAGAATTCTTAAAGAATATTATGATCTTACTGAACAGGAGATTGAAGAGGTTCTAGAAGAAAAGAAAAAAGAGTTAGAAGAGGAGGCCGCCGCCCAAGCAGAGATGGGGGGAGAAGAGGGTGGAGGTAGTGGACCTGGGTATGGAGAGGCTGGGGGGCAGGAGGGTGCCGAAAACGCTGCCCCTACTGCGGTCCCAGAATCTAATGAAGTTTTTAATAAAATCAGGAAACGCTTAGTTTCTGAGGGTGGGAACTCCTACAAAAGAAACAAAATTTTGGGTAGAGTTCTAAATAGAAAAAATAATAAAGAGGAAACTTGATCCTTT